GATTTCGCGGTGATGTATCTTCTAAATCTGCGACAAAGTTATTCTGAGCAATCAGATAACGTAGCGACTCAATTTCACCAATATTAGGAACGAGTAATGCCATTGAAAAACTACCTCTAGGGGCTTAGTTGGTTAAGAACTATTGTTATTTATAATTTTAATTTTAGAGAGATTAGTAACCTTCTAATATTGTTCACACTGATCACATCAAATCGGAGGATATCTCCAGCTGTAATCGTTGTTGTCCAATTATTTAGGACATCATCAAAGTATTTATCAGAATTCGTTAGTTGAACTCTTTGAACAGCAGTTATACTATTGAAATTAGGATAGTCTGCAAAGGTACACTTTGATATATCGAACACTATATCACCAGTCTGATCAGATAAAACTCTGATGTTTTCTATGACTCCAGCAACATCTATTGTCAATTTACCTTTATCTCCAACTTGCATTGGAAGACTACCACTATCTATAACGTAATTGACAGTTCTTGTTAAGTCTGCAGCTGCAGCAAGAGCAATTATTACTATATCATCATTTGTTGCTGGTGGAGTTGTAAAGACAACTTGATCCCCAGAAATATTATAATCATTCGCTGGGTCTAGAAAAAGACCATTCTTGGTAACAATAAGTTGTTGATTATTGTTAGGAGTGTAAGGTGCTCCCTGATCATTTAGGGAAAACGTAGTTTGAGAACCATCTTGAGCTGGAGTCTTACCAATAATGATGTTACCATATTGGATCGACTTCGAGGGAATCTCGTAATCTACACCGACATTGTAACTGCCAGGCTCGTTAAGGGTGACTAAGTAATCTGCCATTATAATCGTGTTACGCCTGGAATTACAAGAAGGTTTCCTTGTATGGGTCTAGTCTTATACGCATTAGGCGAAGTTAGAACTAAATCATACACATATCTTCCACCCTCTATTACTGTAGTGACAGTAGATGCCATTGCAACTTTTATCTGTCCATTGACCCTATTGGGAAATGTAACAGTAAAAGGCGTAGATTTTGAGGCCTCTGGATGTTTTCTTAGCTGTGCAGATCCAGTGTATCCTGTCAAATTCAAAGCCGACTGATTCTCATTTCTGATAGTAAAAGTCGCTTCAAAATCTACACCTTGATCTAAAACTAAGTTGATGTTCCTTGCCGTCATCTGTCAAAAGGGATTTTAGTTATTTATCTAATTTACTTAAAATTAGTTTCATCATGTCTTTAAGTTCATCAACATCATTCTTTAGTTTATCCATTTCACCAGCCTCATCCATCTTTTTCTGTTTCAATTTGAGGTAACTATTATATTCAGAATCAGAACAATTTAATATTGCACCTGATTCTTCATCTCTATAAAGAGATCCACTATCCTTTACTTTTACTTTATTCATTAGATGGATGCTATAGCTCTTAGGTCACGAATCTTAGGAACGTAAGCAAAGTTAGTTCCTGACATGATAATTTTTATTTGGAATCCATTGAACTGTGGTAAGTTCTTAGCATTGAACTCATACTCTTTATAATCTCCCTCTGTAGAAGATGCTAAAATTCTTCTATCAGGTTTACCATTATTCTTTGCCGCATCTATAACTTTACCTTCAGAATCTAGATTTTCAAAGCCTGGGAATAGTTCAAATAATTGATACTGTGGTGGAGCATCTATTCTGAATATCCTATAAAGAACTCTGATGTCATTAGTTGAGTGTCTGTAAGCATCAAACATAACTTTCAATCCATCGGCAGACTTCTCAAGATTAACAATCTTAGATAAGTAAATTGCAGCACTAGGATCATTATCAATTGAGTTGACTCTACTATCTGTAGCATAATCAGAAACCTTTGAGTTGAGTCTATCCATGATGGTGATCATGTTGACTCTATCCAAGTCAATGAAAGGACTTACTTTAGGATCATCTGTAGTTAGAGTTGTCTGTAATGTAAATGATTTTCTGCCTGGGAAGTCAATTAGTTTCTCAAGTTCATTACTCTTAGAAGCAATAACTCTAGGAGTAGACAAGTAATTGTTACTTTGTAAAGATACAGACTCATATCCTTGATCAACAAATGCCTTCAAGTTTCCATCAGGACTGTTACCACTGAATGTTCTAACCTTGGCAGCGATCTCAGTTCCTTCTGGTAAGAGAGTTGCAACGTTAGGTCTAACAATATTGAAAGCAATATTCTGAGTTGCCATAGGACCGTAACCATTACCCACTTGTACATACTGTTGATCGTAACTACCGCCAGATTTATTCTCATTGAAGAATAGTTCTGGGAATCCACTTGCGTTTCCTGTTGATCTATCCACACCTCTACTAGAAACACCAACCTTAACCCAGTAGTGATCCACATCAATTGGATACTTAGAAGTATCTGTTGGTAAGAAACTATGAGATGCGTTGATTCTTCTCAACGAAACACCATTCAACTCATACTTAAATATCTTATCATTGACTGCGTAATCGCCAGCCTTAGTATTATCAATAGATCTTGTTATATTGTTTATAGTAGATGTTGTAGTTGTAACACCAGTATACTTGATAATTTCGTTTCCTAGTTTTATATAGCCTGGGTTTGAGGTATTTACTGGTATATTCTCAAATGAAGTAAAGATACCAACAGCAGTCACAGTCATATCTTCTGTACTATCAGATTCAACCGAAGATGTTAACTTCTCTGGTTTAACATCTGCTTCTACACCAGATAATGTAACTTGATCGGTCTCCGAGTACATACCGTGATTGGAGTGTCTTACACGGAAGTGTAATCCATCAGTCACATTTTGTAAGTATTGGATAGAACCACCATTCACAATAGTTGTTCCACTACCACCAACATATACAATAGAAGATGATGAATCAACTTTAGGCACACCTTGAATACCCTCTAGAACTAGAGTATTGAAAGCACTTATTATACCTACATTATTGGGAATAGTTAACCTTAAATCTTTACCAAATCCACCAGTGTTAGTTGCATTAACTGTTAATACATCTCCAGCAGAATAGCCCGTTCCACCGATTGCCACTGTAGCCGCAACAGCAACTCTATTATCAACTGTCAAATTAACAGTAGCACCCGATCCTTTACCAAACTGTGATACAAGAGGTACACCAGAGAAAACAACAGATGTTGCAGCAAATCCACTACCAGCATTTGTAATTACTAAATCACTTGCTATACCGATAGCACCCAGAACCTTAGTTAAGTTTGCACTAAAGTTTGGATTTGCTTGTTGATAGATTGTAGTTCCCTCTGTCAAACCAGCCTGTTCAGCAGAAGTTAAACTCTTACCTAAACCAACTACTGCATTATAAGCAAGCATGTCAATTGGGTTAGGTGCAAGAGAAACAATCTGTCTGTTTCCAATATCTAAATCTGGATTATAGAAGTTGACTCTACCAGATGTTGATGTAAAGTTAGCTCTATAAAGATTGAACTTAAGATCTTCTAACTGACTAGGATCCCATGTAGCACCGTTCTGTGATTTAAACAAAGAACCAAGTAGAGGTTGTTGAGATACAATGACCTTCTCAGAATCTGCAGCATTAACTGTAGTAATATCTTCTTCACCCATTCTAGAGATGTAAACGAAATATTCATTAGATGCAGATAGAAGAACTAAGGCAAATTCTCCACCACCTTCACAATAAACAGGTGCAGGGAATGTGAATGTCGTTGGTTTAGAACCATCAGCTGATAATATGACTTCATCAGGATCAAGAATACACTCACCAAATGGCAAGATTTCTTGAGTAGGTAAACCAGTCTGTAAGGTTCTTACTTGTAAAGTAACAGGTAATTGGTTTGTATCTTTTGCTTGGAAGTAAACATCACACTTGGTAAGGAATACGCCATTGATATCGGGAACCTCAAATGATTGTGCAAGAGGGTCAACCCATCTAGTCTGAGTTGTAGATCTATTTGCGAAGGTATTTTCAATTACTAATCTACTACTTTCATCAGTCAGAGTTCTATCGGCAGACTGTGGTATTCTCTGTACATCTGCATTTCTTGTTCTAAGAGTTGAAGATTCTACAGTTTGAAGTGTACCAGATGATGTAAAGGTTGCTTCACCAGAACTATCTGTAAATCCAGAGATGGTTGAGTTTACAGGAGATGATGATAGAGTAAATGTTTTAGTACCAGTGTTGAATATTGGTGCAGAAGGAACTGTAGGATCTGGTAAGAATAGAGATCCAATCAATGATCCAGCTTTGTCAGTAATCAATCTGATTGCAGTTACAGTTGCGATAGCGCCACTAGATTGTCCTACAAGTTTCATACCAGTAGTGATATATCCATAGAAACCAGATGCAGACTGGAGTTCTAAAGCTGCAGTGTCAACGTTTAGAAGTGTAGTTGTAGATGAGTATGTAGATGAGATACTAGATGCAGGGTCGTATGGATTCTGTTTATAGACCTGTGATGGATTATTGTAAGGACCATACTTATGGTTCTGATTTGCCAATCTAAATCTAATTGCATCATTCGTTGTATTTGCACGACTGCCTTCTACAATTTCACCAGCACCAAACGTACCACTTACCATAGTAATTTCGACAAGTTTTGGCACGACATACTTTTGCATATCGATATTGTCAAAAAATGGATACAGTCTTGTATTTGGCTTAAGTCTTCTACAGATAAACTCAATGTTTCTTGATCGCATTGTAGCGATAACTTCTGTGTTTACAACTTTGTCACCTAGACTTGTAGTATCAAATCTTTCACCAACACGGAACTGAATACCCTCTCTTGTTTGGTTTGTAGTGGTTGTAGTTGTTTGCTCTTTGAAATCAAATGTTGTATCAAGGAAGTTAGTTGTTGTAGTAATTGGAATACCACGCATCTTTTGGAACTTCCCTCTCTTAGTGCTCCTACCAGTAACTTCTGTATCAGTTCTACTAAACAAACTTGGTCCTGTGTCAATACTTGATCCTGTCCAAGTTGTTTCCCATGATCCCCAATCAACAGGTGATAGACCAGTATTACTGTCAGCGCCAGTAATTCCCATAGTAGAATTGAAACTACCTTCTATATCATAGGTAGCAGTAGTCCTTCTAGTCTCAATCCATGTGTCAGTGCCTGGATTTAACTCAACCTGACCAATCCAGTTTACAACAGCGAATGGGTTTACATTTTCAATACGAGTTGCAAAGTTATTTTCTAAGTAAATTGTGTCACTATAGTTCAAACATACAACGTCACCAATTCTT